CTTTAGAAACAGTTTTGATGATTTTAAGTGCTTCGGTGTAGTTGCGGTTTTTAGTAACTATAAGAACTTCAACCAGATCTGTGAAACTTGAAAAATCAAAACCTTCAATATTACTTTCACTATCAACAGCCCCAACAAAAATACTATTGCTTTCCTGGACAACCTGTTTAGAAGGATAGGAAATTTTAAAATGTTTTAATAATGTGTTTCCATCATTTTTTGCATTTAATAATATTTTTAAAATTATTTCATCAGTTTGTAGCATTATAAATCTCCACCTTAACAATTTCTACTGCTCGATTGCTTGTCTCTTCAAAAGCCGGTTTTACAAAAGGTCTTGGAGGAGCCGGTGATGAGTATTTACTGAAAATTTCTTTTCCAGATAATGTAAACCAATGCAAGAATTTTGCTCTTATTGGCCTTACTTCTCTTCGGCCTTTTTCTACACATAATGGATAGAAATGTGTGATGTTTGTCCCAATGGTGTAGCTGGTTTCAGATTCTTTAGTAATTTCAATACTATTTAAAAGATTATTGGAAAACATAGTTGCATTAGTTGCTATTGCTAATTCCTGAAGAGATTTATCAACGTCAGCTATTGCTTTTGCTCCCGTCTTTGAGCCTTCAATTATTCCATTTTTATATCTTTGAGCAATTTCAACAGCAGGTTCAAAAATTGGGTCACTACCTAAAACATCAATTAACTCATCTAACTCACCAGTATCCAGATTTACATTGACTTCAGTATCTAATTCATCCCAAGTACCCATATTTTCCACCTACGTTTTAGAAAATATTGAAATTGTATTTTTTATAAGGTTTTAACATTTCTTTTGCTTGAATTATCAATGAGTCTCCATAACCGATTGAAATAGATTCGTCAATTTGGTCATTTGGCCTTATATCATATTTCCTCCAAAGAAGTCCAGCTGTCCACAATATCAATGCAGTGTCGCTGATTGCAATATCTGAAAAATCAGACAATTGTGTGTAGGATAAAGCGTAGTTTTGTGCCACATTATAGAAGTGTAGGATTTCTTCACTTGACACTTTTTTATTATAGTCCATGCCATTGTACTCAGAATCAATTAAATTGTCCTCGTTATCTACATCAGCAACCGTCCAGTTATCCAGTTTAAATAACACTTCTTTAATTATTGTTTCATCATCCATTATTCACACAACCTTTAAAAAAGTACTAAAATAATTAATCATAGGATTGAAAATTTGATAAGTAATTTTCAACCTAAAAATTAATCATAATCAAGTAATCCTTCCACTATCTATAGGTTCCGAAACATTAATTAAAATCAGTTCAAACTCATCATTACTATCAGAAACATCAATAATTCTTTCAGCAGTATAATCTTCACCAGATATAGTTGCTGATGCAAATAATAGATATTCTCCATCTTCCACATCTCTTAATGTACAACCACCAGCACTACCAGTAGTACATGATTTAATTGGCTCCCCTTCAGGATGTTCCGCTGATGGATATAATCCGACAGAAACTCCACTGATAGAAGTGGAACCATCAGTTACAGTTACACCAATATTTCTTTTTTCAGGATTCACCTCACTATTAGGGAGAATCCTCACCGTCCTCAACAGCTGATGGTATATTGGTGATTCTTGCAGCCAATACATCTTTGTTGTATAAAATCAATACATCAAAGTAAACATCTACAGTTGAAAGATATGCTTTTGCAGATAATTCATATTCGTTTTCAGATTCGATTTCATTTAAAAAACCAAATACAATGCTATCTGGATCAGCCATTAAGATTTGTTCTTCAAATCCATTATCAGGTTCATCTAAGAAATCAGCTTGAACAATTGGAACACCCCAAAGTGTTAACTGACCATTATCATCAAAGTAAAGGTTATCACCTCTTTGAGTTGGTCTTTGGTCAGCCTGTTCAATTAATAAACCTTCAAGTTCAGTAGAAACATAGATTTTTGCTTTAGACCTTTTACCTTTCTGTTTGGTGAATTGGGTAATCATTCTTTTGATTTGTTTTGCCAAATCACCACTTGCATCAATGTCATGGTAATAACCCATAGGCGCTCTGCGGTCAATTGCAACATTGGTTTCGTAATTACTTGCAATATCTTCCAATTGTTTGAAAACACCGTCAATTTGATGTACACCATCAGTACTTGTAGTGTTCTCGTTTTTGATACCATACATTCCAATATTTTCAGCAGAATAACCTGCCCTTTCAGCAAGAATAGCTTCAATATGAGTCAAGAAAGAATCGTGCTCGATATTGGTTTTTAAGAATAATTTGCTGGTGTATGTAAATATTGAGAATGGTTCAGCTACAAGTCTGGACCTACTAAATTCAGGTACGGTTTCTTCAATAGCAGTGGTGTAATCTTTTTGAAGTGGTGCACCTTTATTTTCACCAGACAATTTTTTCATGGATTGTAATCTTGCTTTTACACGAAGGTAGTTAATATCGTGTTCAATACTATCCATTTGAATAAATCTTGCATCGTTTAATATACTTGGAGTACTTTCAACTAATTCAAGGAACCTATCAATTTCAGTTTGCTGTTTCCAACCTGGATTGATTGCTCCACCGTTTCCAATTGGATTTTTAGACCATTTTAAAATAAATGGCAAATTATCTTCAATAGTTTTTGCATCTACAATTGTAACAGACATATTTATCAGCTCATTAAAGTTATTTTAAAAAAAATTAGTTTCTTATTTTCCTTCCTAAATGATCCCTATGGGTTCTTTGATAGAAATCTTGTGAAGGAGCATCATCGACTACAATATCAGTCATAGAAGTTTGTCTTTTATTAATTTCGACATCTTCTTTTTCTTTTTCATCATTTTCAGACTCTTCAGGTTTTTCTTCTACATTTTCCTCTTCAGAGCCTTCATCTTTTTCTTCTTCATCATTTTTGTCATTCTTATCAATATCTTCATCAGCATTAGCATTGGCGACTGCTTCACTGATTGCTTCTTTAACAGATTCTGCTAAGGCCGCTGGCAATTTTTCCAACAATTCCTTATTTGAAATGTCATCATTGACAGGTTCTTCAACATCTGTTTCTTGTTTGTTAACTTCAGGAGTTTCATCAATAGCTTCATTTTTTGTAAAGCTAAAGAACTCACGAAGTTTATCAAGTGCAGATATTGGAATCATAGGTTCTTCATTAGTTACTATTTCTTCTTCAGTCATTTTTTCACCGTTTTTATCATTTTTATTAATGTAAACATTATAGTCCATTATTTCTAAGCCATATTGGTTCGCTCCTTTATCTACAAAACTAATAAACAATGGAATAACTTCTTCCATATCCTCTAAGTCCCGATAATGTATTGATTTATTGATAAACCAATATTTTTTAGTCATAGCATCTTCAGAAACTGAACCAAGACTTAAACCTTGAATACTACCATCAAGTATTGAAGATAGTAATTCCTCATTAGTAATTGCAAAGGTTGCCATCCAGGACCCTGCTGGAACGCTTTTACCATTCAACACTGTGTCACTTTCAGTAATCCAATTTGCAAGAACTTCAACACCTTCGTTTTTAATTCTGGTGTGCATTACATCAGTGGCCCGGTCAAGATATTTCGTGAAGATTTTTTTAATGTCCTTTTTATAAAGACAATCTCCGTCACTATCTGGAACACCATTGGCTATTACAACTCCAGTAATATAAGTTGCTTCGCTCAATTTGAATAACCTCACATTAAATTTTATTTAACATTAAATCATAGCCTCTAGACCGAACTAGAAAAAAACAAAACAAATTAGCTATGTTAAGAAATTATAAAAAAATATTTTAGAATGCTCTCATCTGACAATAACAAATACCAGTATTTGAAAAACTACCGTTTGGATCACATGGATACATTAACTCATCAACATCACCATTTGCATCATTTACAATGGTAAATGTTTCATAAAAATCTACAATCTGACCATGATTTGATTCATGTCTTGTAGTTAAACCTTCACCGGTCCAAATCCATTCTTTTTGTGTGTAAACATCTGGAAGGCCTTTTTCTTTTGCTTCTTGATTTATTGCATCATATTCTTCCCAACCAGCAGCCATTTGAGTTTGCCGGTTTAAAGCTTCAGCTGTATTTTCCAAATCACGATAAGAAAAAACGTTTGGTTGAATATTTACACCAAATTTGCTCCTGATGAAATCCAAATCTTTAACACTGCGTTCCATAATATTTTTACGGTTTGCAATCTTACTTTCACGTTTAGCTATTTTTTGATATTCTTTTAGATTTAATTCATGGGTTTTTAGCACCTTTTCAGTGTAGTCCAAATTCTTATTAATTCTTTCAAGTTCAGCTTCAACAACAGTTGTAAGACGTGCATTAGCTTTATTTTTAATTAGCATCTCAAACAATGCTTTATCGCTTGTGTATTTGGAGTTAAGAATTTTTTGATATTGCTTGTTTACATGTGGTTTGTTTAAAATCCATAAATCAGCATATAAAGTTGCCTGTGACGGTCTTGCAATTGCTTCATCATTTGTAAAATCTTCAATATACTTATCAATTACATTATTGTTGTAAATCTGGATTTTATAAGCTGCATTTTTGTTTTCTCTTTTTTCAATCAGAGATTTGTTAATCCAATATTTATTGTTTAAGATTGAAGCCATGCCATCACACCATTTAACTGGCTAAAATCTTCTTCAGAAGCTTCAGCCATTCCTAAAATCCTACCATTGTAATATCTTTCACTAAACAATGGATTTGTCTCATTATATTCCAATTGTAAAGCCGGATAGTAAACACTTACTGCTTTAATAGCCTCACCAAGTGTAATTAAACCGTTATTGAACAATGTAAGAATTGTATTAATTTCAACATCTTTTTTATCTGAAAAAATTGGAGTTTCAATATTAACGGTTCCAGCATATTCAAAATACTTTTTATTGAATTTGTTGATTTCAATTTCAAATGGCAACTGCTCATTTTCCAAGCTTTTAGTATAGATTTCATAGATTGTATTGGATTTGTTAGAGTTCATTGACTCTGTAACATCATCAATCATTAAACGTACTTTTGGTATACTAAAACAAGCTAATATATCATCATCACATCTATCAGCTAATTCAGATAAATATGAATAGTTTTGCTCACTGATTGGTACATACTGCACCTCTAAAGGAATTTCAGTATTGAAACTTTCCAAATCCAAAGTCAAAATTCCTGTTCCAGCATCAGCCATTTGGTTTTGTAAATCTTTTTTGGTTTCTTCTTTTTCACCATCGATTGCTGGAGGGCGTCTAATAACCAAAATCCCACTCATCAAGTTACCTTCATTAATCTTTTTGGCGTTAAGCTCATCCAGTGCAACTTTTGCACTAATACTATTAACAGCCGGCACCCAATAAGGGATTTCATAAAACTCAGAAGTTTTTCCACCACCTAACCAAAAACAAGTGGGAAGATCATCATCTTCAGCATCATATTTAAACCTTGAAAGCTTCATTTTAATAGCCGGTTTTCCAACAATTTCCTGAATAGCATAATAACTGAAGGTTCCATCACCATTTGATTCTTGTTTGATGGTTACAGTTTCAGCTGGAATTTGATACAATTCTTTTGGAAGACCTGTTTTTTCATCAAATATGATTTCAGAAGCTCCAAATCCATAACTATAAAATTCTTGGACTTGTTTGTACAATTCATTAATGTTATTTTTCCAAAAGTTTATCAAATTCTCATCAGTTTCTTTTTCATCATTTAGATAAGTAAATTCATTTAATATTACGTCTTGAGCTAGAATACGTATTGCTTTGTCGAGTTTGTTATTTTGCAAGATAAGATTTTGAGCTATTGAAACGCTTACCAATGGATAAAGTTTGTATTTGTAGTCTTTATCTTCTTTTCTTGTTTTTGGAGCAATACTAGCTTGAATTTGTTTTTTATTAATTTCTAAGCCATTATTTATTCTAGAAAAATTAACTTTCATAACAGATCAGCTCAAAAGGTGAATTATGAAGGTACATTTTTAAGAAGGAAAAACAAAATGGTTAGACAAAACATTAAGTGGTATATTTTCTAAGTAAAATTCGGCAACATAATTTGTAAAATTAAATGCACCTTCAATATATACTCTAATAAAAATAGTTGGATTTAGTTTGATGATAGTTATTAGAAAAAATAGAAAAAAATAGATAAATTTAATAGATACACTTACTCTTCTAAAAGCAAATTATCTATATTATCAAATAAGAGATTTATTTTATCAACAATACGTTTTTGTTCATTTAAAGGAGGAATTGGAATTAAAAAGTTTTCTAAATATTTTCTCCCAAACCTTTTTTGTCCGGCCGTTCCAGTAAAATGATTAATTCCATTCTCAATAAAATAATCTGACTTACAATAAAATAACAAATAGTCTAAATTAAACATGTTAGAAAATGGACGTAAAATATGTAATTCTGTTGTTCCAGCACCAAAATCATTTTTAAGATTATCAAAAATTACTGACTTTCGATTTTCGAAACAAGGAGTAATTTTAGCTACCCCGATGTCATTTTTTGCAAAATGAGTATATCCTTTTTTTACTTTACCCCATTTTCTAATATCGTAACTGAATGAATTTGAATATGATTCTTCAATATTTTCCATTGGGACAAAAGAAACATCAACATCATCATCTAAATTATTACGAGGATTAATTTGACAAACTGTTTTAATTCTAGCAAACTCCCAACTATCTGGGATATCAAAAGGAATTTCGCCATCAATACAAACAGATTCCCCTTTTTTACCAATAATTTCATAATAATGTCCGTTTTCTTTATAAATTGTTGATTCTTCATGATCTTTTTTAAGTTTACCCTCTTCGATTAATCGTCTTTTTTCTTTTTTCATATTTTCTAATAGGACTAAAGCAGGCGGGTCATTAGGGTTTTGAACAACTAATTTTCCCCTAATTGATTTTTCCAAAGTCAATTTTTTAAAATCGTTTTTAAATTTTTTATTGAGAGCATGTAATTCAGAATTATATTTTTCATATTTTTCAATCAAATCTAATAAATTTGATATTTTAATTTGTTCTCTAATCGGAGGTAAAGGATAATAAATTTGGTTTAAAAGTTTATAGTGCCTATTATATCCTTTATCAGGAATATTTAATCTACCATAAATCAATAAATAATACAAAAATTTAGGGAAAATCAAAATAGGATTTAAAATTTTTACACCATCTGCTCCTACTATAAAATCAAAATTTACATACTTGACATTTTTTGTATGGTCTCCAAATATAATTACTGGGTCAGATACATGCAATATTTTGTCCGTTTGGTTAGAAAAACCTTCGATAAATGCTTTTGATTGACTTACAACAGGAAATTTTCCATTTTCTAGAATTTCAGTTTGTTTTATTTGAAATTTTTTTGTAGGTGTGGAAAATGTAATATTCTCTAATTTACACCATTCCCAATGATTAGGAATAGTAAATGGTAGTTCTTCATCAATACAATGTTCTTCACCATTTTCGCCTATTTTTTCAAAATAATGATTATCTTTTCTAAAAATAATATGTTCTTGATTATTTCTTCTCATTTTTTTATTTTTAATTAATAATTCTTTTTCGACACTAATATCCTTCAAAAGATTTTGTGAAACTTCGTTGGAGACATTTTTAGAAAATAATTTGCCTTGTAAAGCTAAATAAAGAAAATTTTTTTTAAATATGTCAAAATTCATCATAAATTCTCCATTTCTAAGATTTTTTTAATGTCACCAATGATTTTATCCATTTTATTAGATAAAAAATCTTTTTGTTTGATATAATCTTCTAATAATTCATTAGGTGAATCATAAATCAAAAAATCAGTATTAATTTTTTCATGAATATCAAGATTATAATCATTATCAATTATTTCATCAATGTTTATATTAAATGCATTATCATTTGTTTGTCTATTGTCCCACCATAACATTAATTCTCTTAAATGTTCAGAAGTTAAGGGATTCTTTTTAGTAAAATTTTTCCTACCTTTAGGGGGATTAATATTATAATACCAAATATTTTTCGTAGATTCGGTTTTATCAAAAAATAATAAATTTACAGGAATATCATTATATGGTAAAAAAACGCCTTTAGGGAATCGGACAATAGTATGTAAATTAAATTCTTCAATAAGTTTCTTTTTAATATTGGTTTTTGCTTCATCAGTTCCTGACAAAAATCCATTAGGCAAAACAACTCCTGCTTTACCATTTTGTTTTAATCTATACATTATTACATTCATGAATAAATCAGCAGTTTCTTTGGTTCTTAATGCAACCGGAAAACTATTTAATACTATATCATCTTCACTTCCTCCAAATGGAGGATTCATTAATACAATATCAAATTTATCATTTTCAGAATAATCTTTTACATTTTGATCAAAAGAATTTCCATGTATAATATTTGGATTTTCAATTTCATGTAAAAGCATATTAGTTACACAAAGCAAATATGGAAGAGATTTTTTTTCAATACCAAAAACTGAATTATGCAATATTTCTTCGTCTTCAACTGTTTTGGCTTGTTTTTTCAATACACTTATTGCAGAAATTAAAAATCCTCCAGTGCCGCAAGCAAAATCTCCTACTTTATTCCCTAATTGAGGATTTAACACTTGAGCCATAAAATCAGTTATAGGTCTAGGAGTATAGAACTCGCCCGAATCTCCAGCACTTTGTAATTCTTTAAGAATAATTTCATAAATATCACCTAAAACATGTCTATCTTCATATTCATCGAAATTAAGTTCATTAATTTTGTTAATAACTTTTCTTAAAATAATTCCATCTTTCATATAGTTATTAGCTTCTTGAAATATCTCTTTAACTATAATCTGATTTTGTGGAGTGTCTTCGGTAATTTCTATATTTTTGAGTGTTTCAAATAATTCATTATTTACAAACTTGAGTAAATCATCACCAGTTAAAGCTTTTCCATCTTTATTGTCAATCGCCCAATTTCTCCATTTGAGATTTTCAGGAATAATTGAAACATAATTTTCATTTTCTACTTCCCAATCTTCTTCAAGAGAATCATATATTTTTAAAAAAAGTAACCAAACTAATTGTCCAATTCTTTGAGCGTCGCCATCAATTCCAGCATCTTTTCTCATTTCTTTACGTAAGTTGTTAACAAAATTATCTAAATTCATAATATCACAAATTTAAGCATATAATTCTTTTCTTAATTCTTTCAATGTTTGTTTGAAGTTATTTACATCAGTAAAGTTATCTTTAATTATCCTACTTGGCCGACCATGAATGTTGAAAGGCTCTAGTTTCAAAACACTTGTTTCTTCAAGATTAGTTATTCCATCGGTTGCATATTTGTCGAGTAAGCCTTCTAAAACTTCTCTTGCAACTCCCTCATATTTATTCAAATAATCTCTTTTTTTAACATTGTTTACCCTTTCAGCACGAGTTAATGGTTTTTTATCAAAAGCTATATGGCATATTAAATCAAAGTCATCAATATCATCATTTCCAACAGCTTCCCGTAATTCATCTAAGAATATATTATGTTCATATAATTCATCGATAATTGCTTGTTTTTTATCAGCTTCATTCCAGTGATTGATAAATTCATCTAAAGAATGGTATTCATTGATTATATTATCTTTAGAAAATGAAATTAAATTTTCTGTTATTAAATTGCCTTCCGCATCAAAACATAGATTTTTCTCAAGAATTGCATGAACTTTTACATCATTAACCCTATATTTTTCACCAGGATTTAATGTAGGTTCTTCAGGTTCCATAGTTTCTCTACGACCTCCACGACGTCCTCCACCATTATGTTCCCCATCATCATATGGTTCTGGAAGGCCATCGAATTCAGGGTCTGCAAATTTCCTTGTACTTCCTCTGAAATCAATTATAGTGAAATAATATTTTCCATAATCTGTTCTTAATCTTGTTCCTCTACCTATAATTTGTTTAAATTCAGTCATTGATTCAATATTATTTTCTAATACTATTACTTTACAAGTTTTACAATCGACCCCTGTAGTCAATAATTTTGAAGTTGTTACAATTGTGGGATATTTTTCTTCAGGATCAATGAAGTAATCAAGTTGTCTTTTACCTTCATCATCATCACCAGTAATTCTCATTACATATCTATCATTTTCAGCAACCAAATCTTTATTTTCGTTAATTAATGCCTTCCTCATTCTTAGAGCATGTTCTCGATCAACACAGAACACAATTGTTTTAGCAAATCTATCTGTTCTTTTAAGATATTCAGTTATCTTTTTAGCAACAACCTTAGTCCTATCATCAATTATAAGTGAACGGTCATAATCTTTGGTGTTATACTCCCTATCTTCAATTAACCTTCCATTTATATCAACTTTGCCTTTTTCAGGCCTATATCCATCTAAATCAACATCCAAACCTATTCTTTTTACTCTATATGGTGCTAAAAATCCATCATTAATTCCTTGTTTCAAAGTGTATGTATATAATGGTTCACCAAAATATCCGGTTGTTGAAACTTCCTTATCTTCTTTAGGTGTTGCAGTCATACCAATTTGTGTTGCAGGATTGAAATATTCAAGTATTCTACGCCATTGTGAATCTTCTTTAGCACTTCCACGATGACATTCGTCTACAATGATTAAATCAAAGAAATCTGGTGAAAATTCCTGATATGGTTGTTTTGTATCTTCATCATTATTTACTAATTGTTGGTATAAACTAAAGTAAATTTCATAAGAGCTATCCAAATTCTTGTTTTTGATTTTAGTCATTACTTTTTCAAACGGTTTAAAATCTTGTTGCATAGTTTGGTCGATTAAAATATTTCTATCGGCCAAATATAAAATTTTTTTCATTTTGCGTGCATTCACCAATTTATGAACAATTTGGAAGGCCGTAAATGTTTTTCCAGTACCTGTAGCCATTACCAATAAAATTCTTTTTTTGCCTTTAGCAATTGCTTCCATAGTTCTATTAATAGCAATTCTCTGATAATATCTGGGTACTTTTTTAGAAACGTGGTCAAAATAATCTGGTTGAGTTATAATCTTTTCTTCAGCAGGAACGATGTTTTTAAAATCTTTATATTTCTGCCATAATTCATCTGGAGTTGGAAATTCGGACATGGCTAGTTCTTTTTCTTCACCAGTTAATTTATTGTGAATTGCAAAACTTTTCCCATTAGAACTAAAAGCAAAGGGAACATCTAAAATATCGGCATAATCTAAAGCCTGTTGAAGTCCATCATCATAAGCATGAGTCATATCTTTAGCTTCAACAACCGCAATTGGAAAACTTGGTTTATATAAAAGAATATAATCAGCTTTTTTTCTTTTACCCCTAATTCCTTTATTGCCGCTAATTCTCATCTTACCGTCGGTAAAATAAAATTCCAACTTCATTTGTTTAACTGACCAACCAGCATCCTCGATAGCCGGGTCAATATATCTTTTTCTAACATCAGCTTCATTTTCCTTATCAAAATCGAGATCGTTATATTTCATAAAATCGGCCCGTTAAAAACAATATACTTATATGTATGTTGTTTTAGGTATAAATAATAATGATATTAAGTTGTTATTAGATATTAATTAAAAAATACAATCTAATACGATTCAGCATTCCAAAAAGAAAATATTAAATCACTTCAGATTATCATAGCTATTACTTCTTAATTTCAAAAACAAGAGGCAAATGATCACTTAAACAGGCCCATTTAGAAAAATCTAAAATTTTAAATTCAGAAACAGCACCTTTTTTAGCATACACATAATCAATATAATATGGTTGATTCAGGTGTTTTGTTTGGAAAAATGTAGCATTTGTTTCTTTACCTTGTTCTTCATTATTTAATTCATGATAAACACTATATAATCCTTTTTTATTTAATTTGATATTTAAATTAGTTTGATTTTTGTAATTACCTTCACTATCTTTTACTTTATGTTCATTGTTCCATCTAGCATTGCTGTTGAAATCACCGCACATTATCAAGTTTTCATCAAATAATTCGGAATTAGTATCAACGTAGTTATGAATCATTCGAACATATTTTTCTAATCCTTTTTCTTTATCTTCATTCATTGCCCAAACAGCCAATAAATTAAACTCATCGTTAACTCTTACAGCTATAAAGTTTTTAAATTTTTCATCTAATCCTTTTATTGGTTCTAATATAATATTATCTTTTGCAAATATTCCTAAACCCATATAATCCAAATCTCCAGTCCAAAGGTAGTTTGAGCCTGCAAATTCTGAATAATCTGTTCCTTCATGTTTGATCGGATTTTCACATTCACAAATCACATAAATATCTGCATCTTCTTCATCAGCAATATCTTTATATTTTTCCCTAAACAGTTTATTACAATTCCAGCTAACTATTTTCATCTAATCACATCAATGTATTAACCTTAAAATAAAACTTACAAGTAATGTAAAAAAGATTAACCAAGATAATCTTTGACCTTCAGCTTTACGATTAATAAATAATAATACGCCCGCACATAACAATAACAAACCACTAACAATATTTAAAATTAATATAATATCCATTTATTCACCTTTTAAATAAAGTCCCCTTTAGGTCTTGCTTCAATACCTAATTTCTTATACATTCTTCTTGTTGCTGGATTGGATTCAATAGCTAAATATTTATCAGCATCATCTCCGTGTTGCGGTATAACTTCATTTTCCATCCAGTACTTTTTGATTTGTGGAGGTTGGC